GAGTAATCTAGCCCAAAAAGTGAATGCCTTAGCCATTCAAGTCAAAGCGTTATTAAAGAATAACGGCGTTGTCGTCATTGATGGTTTTAACTCTACAAGTACCACATCATCGTCATCTGCAAACACAGCAAAGGCATTAAAATCACTCTATGACGGTATCATTTTAAAGATTGGCCTAACGACTGGTAACGGCATTGCACCGACTCTTGATGGTGTCATTCCATCTCAATATCTGCCTTCGTTCGTTGATGAAATTTTAGAGTTCGCCAACATCTTGGCCTTCCCCACTATAGGCTTAAAATCGAAGCTGTATAATACGTTAGATACAAACTTATTTTATCGATGGTCAGGTTCGACTTATGTGCTAATTGGCGATGGTACAAGTGTTGATGTTGTTGGAGTGGGTGCTACCGCTTTCCCCCGATACGATGCAGCACATTCATTGAGTGATGCAGAAAAGGCTCAATTACTGACAAATATTGGCGCGAAAAAGTCATATAACCTAATAACTAAAAATATACCTTATGCCTTGCAGCTATCAGACTTTAAAGATGCTATTGACTTATATGACAAGGTGTATTTGCGGATGACTCTTACTGCTAACGGCGATGTGACTGTTGGCACTGCTTTATCTTCTCTGCCGAACTTAACTGAAATTAGCATAAGAAATGTAGGTACCTTCTTCACTACCCTAGTGGCTAGTGGCACAACATTAAACGGAGTTTTAGCGTTCAACACTGCGAATGAAGTTAAAACGCTGATTAAAGTCGGCGTGAATGAGTGGGATGTGGTGGGAGCATTAACATGATTCTTGGTGCATTATGCCAACGAAAAGCAGCAGGTATTGAGCGTTGGTTTAAGTTTGACGGCAATCTGTTAAACGGCGGGAGCTTGGAGTGTACTGCTACATTAGTGAGCGGCAGTGTGTCTTATAGCTCATCAAATGCGAATGCAGGACAGTCAATAGTCCCAAGCAGTGCTCGAATAACTACGACCCCAACATATGCGCTAGGAACTAATTTTTACATTGAGTTTTATGCAACACTTGTGAATGACGGTGTTTACAACACAATTATAGGTTCTGCTGGAACTGGATTGCAGATAGGGAAAACCAGTTTTGGCGGGGGCAAAATCCAAATCAACATTTATGGAAATGTCGGTGGTGGGTTTGATAGTGCATTACCGTGGGCTGATGGTACGAAACATAAGTTCAAAATTACTTTTATCTCTGGAGTGATTAAATTATATGTTGATGACGTACTAAGAGATACTGGAGCAACTAGCATAACTGATTTTACTACGGCAAAAAGTCAGATTGAATTGTTTTATGGTGTCGGATCATCTGGTGGCAATTACGACGATTTAATTATTCATCGGCTTTAAGTTAAAACGATTCGCCAGTTGTAAACGCCACATACAACTGACCAGTCCGTGCATTTTTTTTATCTCTCACCCAACATCCCATCACAGACTTATAACCGTTATGTGATGGGTAACATGCACACAATCCTGCCACCAAATGCATCACCATTAGAGAGAAACATCGAAAGGCTAACCGAACGCCTAGAGTTGTTGCCTCAAAATTTTGAGCAAATATGGAATGCAGATACATGCACTGTTGCCATGCTTCCGTGGTTAGCATGGGCATTTTCTGTGGATGAATGGGACGCGGCATGGCCTGAAGCTAAAAAAAGAAAAGCCATCAAAGACAGTGCATTTATTCACAAGCACAAAGGCACACGAGCAGCTGTCGAACGTGCTTTATCGCTCTACCCCTACCCAACCACATTACTAGAATGGTTTGAGCAAACTCCACCTGCTGCGCCATACACATTTATTGTGAAAATTCATTTAGCTATTAACAACTTGGATACCGATATTTATCCACATTTAATCGGATTTATTAATTCAGCTAAAAATCTACGCAGTCATTACACCATTCGTATTACTTCCGCCATTAATAACCGTACGTTTTTTGGCGGAAGTTTAGTGAGCGCACAAAAGTTTTCAGTATTGCCATATGTTGATAATCCCAATTTAAACAATCAGCGATTTTACGGCGGCAGTTTAAGCAGTGGTTTATCGACTCCTTTGTATCAAAAAGTTTAGGGTTTGAGTTATGTCTGATTTTTATTGCATCCCTACAAATATCGGTTTGACGAAACTGGCGGCATTTGCCACTGGCGGATCACCTATAACCATTGTTGCGTTTGCTGTAGGCGATGCCAATGGTGTGCCGTATTTACCCGAAACGCGTGTAGCACAAAATACGTTGGTGCATGAGCGTTACCGCAATGCCATTGAGTCGGTGTTGGTTAGCCCATTTGACGCACATGTATCTATTGCGACGATCAATTTAGCCGCGAATGTCGGTGGTTGGCGTGTCTGCGAAATCGCACTGATTGACGATGACGGCGATATTATTTATTTGGCTAACTATCCAAACAACTACAAGCCAACACTGAGCGAAGGTGCTGGTGGTGAGTTGGAAATTCCTGTGTATTTGCAAGCAAGTGCTGTGGGTAGCATTGCAGTTGTGGTTGATCCAAACATCATTCGCGCCTCACAAGACTGGGTGAATCTCAATTTTGCGACAAAAATAGCGTTGCAGGATGAAGTTGATAATCGTATCGATGCGGTACAGGCGGAAGTTGATAATCGTAGCAATGCGCTGATTGCACTCATGACACGACTGACGGCCAACGGCATCGATGCCAACCTCGAAGACACCAACAACGCCACAGGCTTAAATCTTAACGATGCCCAGTTTCGTGTCGCAGGCACATGGTATTTTGACCATGCGATCAATGCGTCAATGGCAGATACCGCAGGCATTGTGACGGTAAAAAAAGCAGGCAACAAAGTTTATCAACATGAGATTTTAGAAACGGGTCGTGAAGGCAATCGGGTGTTTAACGGCACAACATGGTTACCGTGGGTGTTTCAGACGGTAGGCGCTCCTCCACCAAATACCGTTCCACTCGTGCCGATTAGCAGCTATGCCGATTTAAACAACTTTAATACCGCAGGCAATTTTAGTTTTAGTGCCAGTGACAACATACTTCACGCACCGCCAACTCAAGGCTCTGAAGCTGACTATGAGATACAAGTACTGGTCACGCCCAACTCTGAAATTATCCAAATCGTTAAGAATATAACGACCAATACGGGTTTTGTGCGCGTAAAAGGAAGTGGCAATTGGATCAATCAATGGGTATTAACTGCGCCTATTGAGCACATTATTACGAATGCAAATATCGATGGCATTCGTTCTGAAGGCGTGTATTTGTGTACGAAAGATACCAACGGTGGTTTGCCCGATGAAGCAGGAGTGGATGCATATTCTGTTTTTATTGTGTATGTCAAAAATTCAGACACGTTACAAACATTAGTACAAGTCGCCAATAATATTAAACCTCTCATTAATTATAATGATTTTTATGTTAGGTCTTTTATTGATAGCGGACTACTAAATAATAATTACAGTGGTTGGGACGATGAATGTGTAACTCATTTTTTATCAATTCCACATTTATCGAGAATAAATGATTATTTGGACACTTTGAACGGTAGTGTTAGTGGTGTTTTTGATTCTGAGTCCTTACGAACACTCATTAGTCTTTCTAGATATAATGGCCAATTTACGTTGCGTAATTTCAATCTAAACAATGCCTTTGTTAAGGGTATTTATGTCTTTACGCTCAACGACAACATTGAAAACATCCCTACAGCATTTACTGACGAAAATCATTTTTTATTCCTTGTTACAATAGAAATAACGGACTACCTCGATAACCCTATTGGGGTAGAAAGTAACGCACAAATAATATTTCAAGGTCATAGCCACGGAATCACGTCAGATATGTTTATTAGGTATCAGACGTTAGATGACTGGCAAAATCACGTTACGCCTCCCGACTGGACACTCATTCCCTAACAACCACCAAAACACCCGACACAGGAGCATCACATGCCTGAACAATACCATCATGGTGTCCGCGTTATTGAAATTAACGAAGGCACGCGCCCTATTCGCACCGTTAGCACCGCTGTCATTGGCTTTGTTGCCATTGCTGCCGATGCTGACCCTGACTTTTTTCCATTAAATCGTGCCGTCTTAGTCACCGATATTTATGCGGCAATCGCTAAAGCAGGTGTTACAGGCACGCTCTTAAAAAC